TGCACTTTCTGGAATTTCATCAGTTCTTCCTGGAGATATTCTTAAGATTGATGAGGAATACATTAAAGTTCAATCTGTTGGTATTGGAACATCAAATGTTGGACCAATTACTGGAATTGGAACATTTTCACTAATTGAGAGTGAAAGAGGCTTTGTTGGAAGTTCGGCAACTTCTCACACTGATGGAACAGAAGCGAGAGTCTATCTTGGGTCATTTAATATCTTAGACAACAAGATATATTTCACTGAACCACCAACTGGAAACAGTTCGGAGTCTGTTGATAACAGCAATTTACCATATCCAAGATCAACATTCAATGGAAGAGTATATCTCAGAGAAGATTATACAACTAACCAAATCTATGACAATATTTCAAAATCATTCACTGGCATTGGTCAAACATACACTCTGACTGTTGGAGGAGCAAATACTACTGGTATTGAAACTGGTAGTGGTGTTCTATTCATCAATGATATATTCCAAACCCCAACAACTGAAAATAATACTGGAAACAACTACAATTTTGTAGAAAATTCTGGTATTTCAAGTGCAGTATTTACTGGAATAACAACTTCTGGTGGTCTCTTGATTTCTGATTATGATGTCAATCAAAATCAATTACCAAGAGGAGGAGTAATTGTCTCTCTTGGATCTACGTCCGGTCTTGGTTTTGCACCTCTTGTAGGAGCATCCGTTACTGCTGTTGTTGGTGCTGGTGGTTCTATTGTTTCTGTTGGACTTGGAACAACTGACATTGTTGGTTCTGGATACAATGGAATAGTTTCTATTGGAGTTACTGTTTTTGAGAGTGGTCACGTTGGGGATGTTGCTACTATCACAGCAACAGTCGGTGCTGGAGGAACACTTTCATTTAATGTTGGTTCTGGTGGAACTGGATATACAAGTCCACAAATATTTGTCTCCGAACCTTCTTATGAAAATCTAGAAGTAACTGGAGTATCCAGACGTGGTATTGGATCAACTACAGATACTGGAACTGGTCTGCTGATATCTGTAGATGTTGGAGCAAGTTCTACAACTGGAATTGGTTCTACAATGTTTGAAGTTACCAACTTCAAGATTTCCAGACCAGGTTATGGATTCAAAGTTGGTGATGTTATTAAACCAGTTGGTCTTGTAACTGACAGAAATCTTTCTGCTCCAGAAGAAGAATTCACTCTGACAGTATTAGATACTTTCACAGATTCGTTCTCGTCATGGCAGTTTGGAGAATTGGATTATATTGATACAATTTCATCATTGCAAAATGGATCAAGAACAAGATTCCCACTTTATTATAATGGTCAATTACTGAGTTTTGAAATTGATGAAAATGATCCAAGATCTGCCGAAATTGATCTAAGTTCTGTTCTCTTAATATTCATTAATGGTGTTATTCAGGAACCAAACTTTGCATACACATTTGAAGGAGGAACTTCATTCAGATTCACAACTCCACCAAGAGCAGAAGATCGCGTCGATATCTTCTTCTACAGAGGAACAAGAGGAACTGACAGTGTTTCAGTTAATGTAACTGAATCAGTAAAAGTTGGAGATTCTCTCAAGGTTCGCAAAAATAACAACATTGATGGAACAATTACCCAAAATAGCAGAATAATCTATGATATCACTACTTCTGACGTTGTAGAAACAAATCTCTATGCTGGAGTTGGAGTTGATGATGTAAATTACAAGCCAGTAGATTGGATTAAACAGAAGAGAGATATTAATGTTAATGGCGAATCTGTTTACAAGTCAAGAGATTCTATCGAATCTCAAGTATATCCAACTGCAATAGTGATTGGAGATCTTTCAACTTCTGATTCTGAGATCTTTATCGATGATGCACAATTCTTCAACTATGAGGAAAATGAGTCTTCGATTGTAATTGCAGATGTCAATGCTTTGATTATTCAAGGTCAAGACCCAGTTGCTGCAGGAATAACTGCAGTTGTCTCTGCTGCTGGAACAATTAGTTCTCTCTCAATCATCAGTGGAGGTTCTGGTTATGTTGGATCTTCTGCAACGGTTTCAATTGCAGCACCAAAGCATGTCGGAGTTGGAGTTGGAACTACGGCAACGGCAACTGTTACAATTAGTGGTGGAGCAATAACCTCTGCATCCATCGTAAACCCTGGTTCTGGATATACAACTGCAAATCCACCTAAGGTTCTTGCACCAATTGCAGACACATCTTATGAAAATATTACATCTATTGATACGGTACAAGGATTCTCTGGAATTGTAACTGGCATATCCACATCTTCTGGAACTGGATCAAATCCACTTGCAATTACATTTAACTTACATTCTGCTAATTTCAATGCAGACTTAGTTGTTGGATACCCAATCTTTATTTACGACACTTCAGTTGGATCTGGAGTAACTTCAATTGATGGCAGTGATTCTGATACCGTCGGAATTGGAACAACTTTCGCAGACAACATTTATATTATTCATGCATTGTCATATCCTGGAGGAACCTCTGGAATTATAACCTGCAATGTTCTATCAACTACAGACATAACTGGTTTGTCTACAACAGGATTTACCACAAGTCCTGCTGGAAGGTTCTCATGGGGTAGATTGTCAGGATTCTCTAGATCTTCATCACCAATCTCAATTGGAGTAACTGGATTTGAAATTAACGCAGGTCTTACCACTTTCCCAACAATTCAAAGAAGAGGATATGGATTGAGAGACACTGGAAGTTTGAGAAAGGATCTCGGATAGTTATAAATACAGAAAAAAGCTATTACGATGGCGGCAATTGTAACAGATCAGTTTAGAATATTAAATGCTGGTAACTTTGTAAACTCAGTTAGTAATGATTCTAACTCATATTATGTATTTGTTGGTTTGGCAAATCCAGAAGCGTCTGGATATGGTAGAGACTCTGATTGGGATACTGATACCCCAACACCAACAGACAACTTTGATTATATGAGTTTTGTTGGTGATGCCTCTCTTTATGGTAAAAAAGTTACTTCTGCCAATACAAGAAGATTGGTCAGGAGAATTGATTGGGCGTCAGGAACAAAATATGAAATGTATCGTCATGATTATAGCATTTCAAATTTGTCTCCCATAACAAAGTCCTCCAGACTTTATGATTCAAATTATTATGTTATCAATAGTGAATATAAAGTCTATGTTTGTATTGACAATGGTTCGTCAGGAATCAATACAACGGGCAATGCATCTTTGGATGAACCAACTTTCACAGATTTAGAACCAACTAAAGCTGGAGAAAGTGGAGATGGATACGTTTGGAAATATCTTTTCAGCGTATCCCCAAGTGATATCATAAAATTTGATTCTACCGAGTATATCTCTTTACCAAGCAATTGGGAAACTACAACAAACACTCAAATAACTGCGGTAAGAGATAATGCAAATTCTGATGAAAATGAGAATCAAATAAAGAAAGTTTATATTGATAATCAAGGTGCTGGATATTCACAAGGATCCCATGAGGTTAATATTATTGGGGATGGAAGTGGCGCAAAGGTTGTTGTTGAAGTTGATAGTTCTGGAAAAATAACTGATACTGTTGTTTCTTCTGGTGGAAAGGGATATAGTTATGGCATCGTTGACTTGGGATCGATTAACGCAAATGCTTCCACAAGAGCAAAGTTAATTCCTATTATACCCCCTTCGAAAGGTCATGGATATAATATTTACACAGAACTTGGTTCTGACAAAGTGTTGATTTATGCCAGATTTGATGATTCTACAAGGGACTTCCCAATCGATACTAGTTTTTCTCAAATTGGTATCGTTAAGAATCCAACTTCAATTGGTTCCACTGCACTGTTTACTGAAAATCAGTTCTCGTCACTTGGAGCAATTAAGTTTTCTTCTGTAACAGGAACAGTAAGTATTGGTGATAGAATTAATCAGACAGTAACTGGTGGAACTGCAAAGGGATTTGTTGCTTCTTATGATTCTGAAACCAAAGTTCTTAAGTATTTCCAAGATAGGTCTCTGTTCTTGAATCAAACAACATTTGATTCAACTGACTATGTTGGTGTTTCAACTAGATCAGAGGTTAAAGATTTCGAATCTAGTGGAAACGCAGTTACAACTACTGGAGGTTTCTCCGGTTCAGTTGAAACTGGATTTACTGGTATTACAACAAACCCAACTGGAAACAAAATTATTTCTCTCGGAACGCAATTTACAAACGGAATCGCCTCTGCTGAGATAAATAAAGGGTCGGGAGATATAATTTATCTTGATAACCGTCCCGTGATCTCAAGAAATTCTAGACAAAAAGAAGACGTTAAAATTATCCTGGAATTCTAAAAAATGCCACAAAAAACGAACCTCAATATAAGCCCTTATTTTGACAATTTTGATAAGGACGATAATTTTTATAGGGTCTT